TCTTGACCCGATTGCGGGCATGGCGGCGACTGATAAAGAGAAATTAGATGACCTGTTTCAGCAATTCAATTCAGACAATGAGAATGTGCAGAAGTTGATTGGGGAGATTGCGGAAAAAGAGAAACTGGAATTTGGCAAGAAACCGATTGAAGACGTTGAACCACAGATAGATAAGGCTGAGGAACTACGCGTCAAGTGGGGCGTGGAAACAGGGCAGATGTGGAAACTTGGCGAGCATCGGATTATCTGTGGGGATTGCACGGATAAGGCGGTGGTAGATAGATTGATGGGGGTAGAGAAGGCGATAATGACATTTATTGACCCACCCTATAATGCCTTGAAATCATGGAATAAAGATGAAGCGCACGGGGAAACAAGACTTGACCCTTCTAAATGGTTCATAAACGACAATATGGAATGGGAGGAATATTGGGCATTTATTGATAGGTTATTTGAAGCATTAAGCGGGCATAGTGTTTATGTTTGTTGTGATTATAGAATTTACCCTGGAATAAAATCCGCTATTGAATCAAAGGGATATAAAACCAAACATTGTATTGTATGGAAAAAGAATGTTTGGGGTTTGGGTAAACGCTATCGTTTTCAACACGAATTTATCATTTATGCTTGTAAAGGCGATGCCCCCTTCTATGGTGGACATGACCAGAGTGATGTTTGGGAAATAAATATAAAAAAGACAACCGAACACAATACCCCAAAGCCAGTTGAACTGCCTTATATAGCTATTAGAAATAGTTCATGCCAAGATGAGATTATATTTGATGGATGTTTGGGATATGGGACTTCTCTAATCGTTTGTGAATCCCTATCTCGCAAATGCCGTGCTATTGAAATCTCTCCTGCTTATGTGGCAGTATCAATTCAAAGATGGGTTGATGCTACTAGCGGAACACCTGAATTAATTACATAAATTACATATTTATAATGGGTTACAAATTTAGCACACAACAGATAGTTGAAGCTCTTGAATCAGTCAATGGCATGATTTACCTTGCCGCGCGGAAACTTGGCTGCACGCCAAAGACTATCTATAACCGCATGGCCAAATCAGAAATAATACGTGAAACAGTTGAGGATTTGCGTGGTGAACTAATTGACATATCCGAGCAGAAGTTACGGGCAGCGGTATTGAATGGCGAGCCGTGGGCTGTGGCATTGGTGCTGAAGACACTGGGAAAGAAGCGCGGATATGTAGAGCGGCAGGAACTAACCGGCGCGGATGGCGCAGACCTTATGAAAGCCGTTGGCTTTGACACAGACAAAGTATAAATGTATGTCATTAAATCAGACCTTACACACTCGGAATACACGCCCAGGGGCGCGGCCAGCGAACTTATTTATTCGCATGATCCAGAAATTATCGTTGTTGGTCCCGCCGAAACTGGAAAAACTTTGGCCGCGTGTTGGAAGCTGCATACTGCTATGACAAAATATCCGGGTGCGCAATCGGCTATTATTCGAAAGACGTATAAGTCAATGCCCGGTTCGGTATTGCAAACCTTTGGCAAAGTGATAGAAGGCGCACCGATAGAAATATATGGCGGTGAACGGCCGGAGAAATATCTCTATCCGAATGGCTCTATTATCTGGGCGGGCGGCATGGATAACCCGGATAAGGTTTTGTCATCCGAGCGCGATGTGATTTATGTGAATCAGCCAGAGGAATTAAGCGAATCCGAATGGGAAACGTTGACCACGCGTGTTACCGGGCGCGCTGATAATATGCCTTATTCACAATTATATGGAGATTGCAATCCGGCCAGTTCGCTGCATTGGATCAGGCGCCGGGCGAAAGACGGAAAATTAAAATTGCTCTATTCGCGCCACCAGGATAATCCAACGCTTTATACCGATAATGGGGCGTTGACAGAACGCGGCACGCGCACCATGCAAGCATTACAGGCGTTAAGCGGCGTGAGATATAAGCGGCTATATCTGGGCGAATGGGCAACTGCCGAGGGCGCGGTATATGAAATGTTCAATCATAATGATCATGTCAAATATCGCAATCCGCGCGAATTTAAATCCTTTGGCATGGCAATTGATGAGGGCTATACCAACCCGGCAGTCATTCTATTTATTGGAACTGATGCGGATGGGCGGCTGCATATATTCAGAGAATATTACAAACGCGGCCAGTTACAGTCGGCTATAGTTAATCAAGTATGGCGCTGGTATGTTCGCAAGTGGATTAATAGGATTGTGGTAGATGAAGCGGCGGCAGGACTAATAGCCGAATTGCGCAATAATAATCTTCCGGCGATAGGCCAGAAGGGGCGCGTGCTTGATGGAATCGCGCGGGTTCAAAACCTATTGAAAGTTCAAGGAGATGGAAAACCGCGCTTGACTGTAGATCCGTCTTGCGTGAATACAATCAATGAATTTGAATCGTATGTGTGGAAGCCGGAAAAAGACGAACCCATCAAAGAAAACGATCACGCTATGGACGCAATGAGATATTATACATTTGAACCGGAGCAAAACTACATTATTACTTATGAGGATCGGGTTGATATAAGTCCCTATTAAAGCGTATAATAGACAAGAACCATGAAAATAAAAACAGACAAAATGATTGACCAGGTATGCAGTGTTTGCGGAAAGCGCTTTCAGAGCGTTGAAGAGTTTGATTATTGTTCTGGTCAATGTTTTCTCAAACAACGCAGATTAGAGAAACGGGAACTTATTAAAAAGGCGATTAAAAAAGAGGAGTGAATGATGAAATATTGTCTAATGGTTACGATATGCAAAATTGCAAACATTATTACCTACTGGTTATTTAAGGACGGGAGTTTTACCGTTAGACCGCATAAATATTCTTTGATTATGGATAATCTTGGATTTGCGGTCGGCAAGTATAAAAAACCAACAAAAAATAAATATCGATTTATTTATGTGAAAGCATATTAGAGAGAAGTGAATAATGAGGAGAAAAAACATATGACAGACGATCATATACTTGACAAATTCACAGATGAAGAATTAGAGCGGTTTATAGCACGATCCAGAATAATATTTGCAGAGTATGACTGTAATTTCTACAAAATAAAGAATGCGTTAATGGAACTTAAGCGATATCGCGAATTAGCGGGTATGCGAAGGGATATGCTTGAATCTGAACTTGGCCATGTATTTGGCGGCTATTCAGAAGATGAACTAAGGGAGAAGGGCGGGATTGAATGATGGATAAATGGACAACAGAAAAACCCACTAAAATTGGCTGGTATTGGGCAAATTGGATATGCGGTGAGATTAGAGTAGTCAAGGTAATTGACGATAAATGGAATCCTGGCGGATTGTCAGTATATGGCGATGAATGTGATTATCGCCTTAAGGATTTTACTCATTGGCTTGGGCCATTACACGAGCCAGAGCCGCCGGAAGCAAAGGAATGAATGATGAAAAAGAAAAAAGTTGATGAAATTTTAGAAAAACACATAGAAGAATATCATAACCACCCTGGGTGTGGTGCGACAATATTTGTATTTGTTTTTTTCGTGTTTTTATCAATCCCATTAATGCTTTATGTATTTGATTTTTGGATAGAGCGATTTGTGGAATATGGCTGGTTTGGATTTTAGGAGCGGATGATGAAAAAGAAAATCAAAGTGACACATGAAGATTTAGTGCCGGGCGAAATTGGCGAGGCGACTATTATTATCGGCGATGAAACAAAACCATTTAAACTTGTGCGGATGGTTTTTCAAGAACCGAAAGTTACAGAAGCGGCCAGGTTGCGGGCGAAGATAAGTGCGGAAAAGAATGCGAGGACACGTGTGTAAAAGTGATATGCAAGGTGATGAAATGACACGGAAAGATAACAAAGAAATTAAACAATTGCGGGTTCAACTGGCGGGGTGTTCTGTTGCGGCACTTGGCGGTACATCAGAAACACAAATAGCCCGTATAGGTGATTATGGCTGGTCGCCTTCTTATCAGGATGTATTAGATTTACGGAAGCAATATGAAATCCTGCGTCAAGAGAAACAAATAAAAGATAAGGCGAAAGAGGGATAGCGGGAGATAAACATGCCTACAAAAACTAAATTAATTGAACGATTAGCCGAACTGGAACTAGCACTTGAAGATGTCGGCTGGACCCGTCTGTGGAGCGATGAATCCGAGATGGAATTCAGCCGGGAAGGACTTGGAAAAATCGCGCGCCTTAGCCGGTTGATGTATCTGAAAAATCCGCTGGTCAATCGCGGCGTGAATGTCAAACGGAATTATGTTTGGGGTCAAGGTATATCCATCAAAGCACCGGATCCGGATGTGGACGCTGTGATTCAGCAGTTTATGAATGACCGCAAGAACCTGGTAGAGCTAACCGGCCATTCAGCACAGACTCTGAAAGAAACGGATCTCGAATGTGACGGCAATGTGTTTCTTGTGCTGTTCACCGATAAGTCAAAAGTCAAACTGCGCTCAATTCCATTTGTCCAGGTTATGCGAGTTATCACTAATCCAGAAGACGCTAAAGACCCCTGGTATTATCAGCGCGAATGGCAGGCGAACGGGCGCGGTAAAAAAGCCCTGTATCCTGCCTGGACTTATAACCCCAAAAATAAACCGGCCACAATAGATAGCGTAAAAGTTATGTGGGATTCGCCAGTTATGCACGTCAAAGTGGGCGGCTTCTCAGACTGGAAATTTGGTGTATCAGAAGTCTACGCCTCAATCGATTGGGCGCGGGCGTATAAGGAATTTCTGGAAGATTGGGCGACTATCACCCGGGCGTACGCAAGATTTGCGTGGGATGTGACGGTTAAGGGCGGTACTGCGGCAGTTGCAGCAGTAAAATCAAAATTCGATGCAGGCGATCCATCTACCACAACAAAACCATCTCCAGCAGTAGCTTCAATGGCAATCATGGGAGAGGGGAATACATTAACTCCAATCAGAACAGCCGGAGCGACCACCACGCCGGAAGACGGGCGGAGAATCATGCTGATGGTATCGGCCGCCTTGGGACTTCCTGAAACTTTCTTTGGCGATGTGTCAGTCGGTACGCTGGCAACGGCGACTTCGCTTGACCGGCCAACTGAACTAAACATGATAGATAGACAGATGCTGTGGACATCCGTATTTACGGATATTCTCAATTATGTTCTATTGCAGGCTATCAAAGGAAACGTGCTAAAGGGGAAGGCGGACTTAGAAGCGGAACCGGATACGCTTGAACAAATAAAATGGAAAGGTTCAAAATTTGACGACCAGGTTCAGATTCGCTTCCCCGAAATTATCGAAGGCGTGAAAGCCGACAATGTAAAGTCAATTGTGGAGGCCGCAATGACTGGCCTGCTGGATACCGAAACGCTGGCAAGATTGTTGCTTACCGCGCTTGGTGAACAGGACGTGGAGCAGACGCTTGAGGATATGCGCGATGAAGAAAACCCGGATGCTGTTGAGGCGTGGAAGAAAATCAGTTCGTTTATGGAGAAATATTACAAGGTGAAAATATGATGCGTCAATATGGAACATTTGATTGGGTAACGGCGAGGGAAAGAATAGAGGTAACAACGCATAGCGATAAGGATAGGGTATATATTGATGGGTTGAATTTACAAAGATATATTGGCGAGTTGAATTTACAAAGGTGTGATTATTGCGGAAGAAAAAATAACCAAAATGATGAGTTATGTAAAAGCTGTGGAGCTCCATTATGAGCAAAATAGATATAAATAAAATAGTATTGGAAAAGAAACTATATCGCCCAAGGTATAAGGCGGCCTATTATTATTTCAGATATGATGATGTGCCGAAATGTATTACCTTGAATATTGGGTGGATTGATTATCTGCTTAATGGAAAAAGACATGAAGAGTTTGTGACAGTGTATGCGCATAAATGGTATCAAATTTTGGAAAATGAATAAATGAAACCTATTGAGCGCGACCTGATTTTGCTCCCTATAAAGAACCGAATGCAGGTAAGATTCGAGGCGTTTTTTCGCGGACAAAAATCAAAGTTCATGCCGCAGTTCGCGCGGACTAAGGACGGCTGGAAAATAGAAGAGCCGGCGTGGATAACAGAATCAGATCCGCCTCCGCTTACTCCCGAACAATGGGAGCAGATATTTGACATGATTGCCCTGGAATCTGTGGGCATGATTGGATATGACTTAACCGCTTTGGCAGAGGAGGCCATGCTCAAGGCCGGGTTGATGAAAATTGGCTCAATCAATATCAGCCCGTCATTCACGTTGGCAAATCCGGCAGCAAAAACATACCTGGATAATTATGGCTATAAGCAGATTACAAAAATAGACAATACAACCAGAACGCAAATTGGGGAAATAGTCACTAAGGGCATAAAGGAGGGAGAAAGTTATTCGAAAGTCTCCAGGAATATCCGGGATATGTTCGATGGATTCAGCGAACGCAAACCACAACTGCATATCAGGAATCGAGCGGAATTGATTGCCGTAACCGAAACGGGCAATGCTTACACAGAAGCGGCATTGATTCAATCTAATGCCCTGCAACTGGCCGGCCTGCCAATGGTGAAATCATGGAACACGGTTGGCGATGACCGGGTCAGCGATGGATGCCGGGAAAATGAAGCGGTTGGCTGGATTCCGCTTGACAATGCGTTTCCGTCTGGCCACATGCGCCCGTTGCGATTTCCCGGGTGCAGGTGCGATTTGTTGACCAGAATGAAAATGCCGGATGAGGTGATATAATGATTGGTGAAAAATTTAGAACATTCTTATTGACATTCAGGCAAGGCATTCTCGTGATTCTCGGCGGTATTGAGGAATACCTGGAAATGGAGCGTTCTGTAATTCCGCAGCATAAAAAAAATAAGAAAGAAAGTAGCAAAGCTCATATTGTAAAAGAGAAAAAAGAGGCTATTGACCTTAATCAATATGATGATGGAAATACCGATATTGGAATTAAATCAAAATAACACAAAAAGTTTGATATAACAATTAATGGTGAGCATCCCTTAATATCGCGTAATAAAAGATGTACAATAATTATATATGGGAAAAAGTGAATATTGAAAAATACTTTTGAAAGAAACTTGTGCGAGGTTAAAAATGCGCGAGTTTGAGCAAAGGGGATTATTATTTTGGTTGTTTTTAGGATTGGCGATATTTGTTGTTCTATGTTTGTTGCCAGGAATTGATCTATGGATTGAAATAACTGTATCGGTTATACCTATTTTGCTTAAGATAATTTTTTCATTTCACGACTATTTTAAAAAACTCAAATGGACAACAGGAAAGCCGACTATAGAGGGTTGGTATTGGGCTAATCTTATGCGGAAAAATAGATGGGAAACATATTATGAAATTCGGGCAGTTAAGGTAATATCAGCATCGGGCAGATTAGAGGTTCAGGATGATGAAATGAATTATGGCCTTAACAATTTTACTCATTTTATCGGCCCAATAAAACAACCCGATTCGCCTATAATACAGAAAAATTAATAAATAAAGATGGTGTTGACAAAAAAAACAACACAAAAAGGATAAGTCGGTTAATAGTATAATCAACGAGGAGAATAAATGAAAAAAATAATTATTGACGGGCGAGAGTTTGAATATCCGAACAATATTGAATTTTATAAAGGACTTCCTGTTAGAGCGGTCAATTTTATTATGTCGGATGAAACTGTAACTGCCGAGGTAATAACAGAAAAACCATTGGAGTTTGATGTCATGCAAATAAAGCACGTCCTTACATTAGAGGAATATAATAATTCTGGCATTACATTTAAAAGTTAAAGAAAAAAGGCAATGTCGGTTTGCCCTAAGACTACCCAACAAAGCCTCCACCCATATTATAGCATTCTTACTATTTATGTCAAGCAAGTCTTTATTGATATAAACAATAAAATGTGATATACTAATTAACAGCTTGCTGATTGGCAGGCGCTATTATAGGTTACCGAGTAGTTTATCAGCGACCCGCAGAAATGTGGGTCGTTTTTTATTAATGAAATAGAGGTGCTTATGCCGTGGAAAATCGAGGATGTTGACAGCCACATAAAAGGACTGTCGGATAAAGAGAAAGGGCAATGGATTTCTGTCGCAAACTCTGCTCGTGAAAAATGTATTGCCGATGGGGGCGATGAAAAAGAATGCGATGGAAGAGCTATTCAAAAAGCCAACGCCGCTGTTTCGAAAAAGGAATCAATGAATCTTGCCAGTTCTGGTAGTGTCCTGCTTGAAGAGGCCAATGACAAAGATTCAAATGTATTTCCTATCAAGATCATTCAGCCAGGTTGGGGGTCATCCGGCTATTATCCCAAGGAAGTATTGGCAAGAGACGCGGCTGTATTCAGGGCGGGTCTTCAAATGTTCTGGGATCATCCCTCTATCACTCAAGAAACAGATCGCCCGGAGCGGTCTTTGCGCGACCTTGCCGGAGTGCTGGCGTCTAGTGCCGAGTGGAAAGATAACGGCATGAATGGCGCTGGACTTTATGCCAGTGCAAAAGTATTTGAACCTTATGTATCGGCGGTTAGAGAACTGGCTCCGCATATTGGGGTATCGATCCGTGCCTCTGGAGTAGCTGCAGATGGCGAAGCCGATGGAGAGAACGGATTAATTATCGAAGAAATAACAGACGCCGCAAGCGTGGATTTTGTAACCATGCCGGGCGCGGGCGGGAAGGTGATTGAGATGTTTGAATCCTACCGCAAATCGGATGTAATAGAAAGAGGTAAAGAGATGGCAGAACTAAAGGAATTGCAAGTCGCCAATGAAACGTTAGCGAAAGAGAAAGACGAATTGACCGCTGAAAAAGAAGCCGTGCAAACGGAGCTGGATGCAGCCAATGCGATTTTGAACGAACAGAAAGAACAGGCAATTATCAGTAAAGCGACCGCGTATGTGGAAAAACTGCTTACCGATTCGGGATTGCCAGAACCGGCGCAGAAGCGCATGGTAGAGAAACTTGTGTCAGCTCGTGAACTGACCGCAGAAGGCGAACTTGACGAAGCCAAACTTACCGCCGTAGTTGAGGCAGCGATTGCAGAAGAAAAGGCTTATATCGAAAGTTTGTTACCGGAAGGCGGAATTCATGGCATGGGCGATACTACGGAAATTGAACCAGAAAAAGGTGCATTGATTAAAGAAGCATTTTATAACATGTACCGGGAA